GACAAATACCGCCGCACAGGGTTACCCGGTTCCGCTCCTTTACGGCCGCCGGCGAATCGGCGGGGCAATTATTTCCGCCGGGATTTATGTCGAAGATCAGCAGTAGATAACAAACCTTTTTACAAGCCACCCCCGGGTGGCTTTTTTTATGGGCGCGATATGGCTAAAACAATTACCGGACGAAAAGGGGGGAGCTCCAGTTCCCGAACTCCTACCGAACAGCCTGATGATCTGCAATCTGTAGCGAAGGCAAAGATCCTCGTTGCGCTTGGGGAAGGGGAGTTTGCTGGACAGCTAACCGGCAAAGATATCTACCTGGACGGAACGGCGCTGGAGAATGCCGACGGCTCCCAAAACTTCAGCGGAGTGACGTGGGAGTTTCGCGCGGGAACGCAGGCGCAAAAGTATATTCAGGGTATTCCCGGTACCGAAAACGAGATCAGCGTGGGAACTGAGGTATCAAGCGCCACAGCCTGGACGCGAACGTTTACCAATACGCAGCTTTCAGCAGTTCGCCTGCGTCTGAAATGGCCATCGCTTTTCAAACAGGAGGACGACGGTGATCTGGTCGGTTACTCGGTCAATTATGCGATTGACCTGCAGACGGACGGCGGCGCATGGCAGACGGTACTCAATACGAGCGTGACCGGAAAAACGACGTCTGGTTACGAGCGTAGCCACCGTATTGATTTACCGCAGGCTGGAAGCACCTGGACAATCCGCCTGCGCAAGATTACCTCTGATGCCAACAGCGCGAAGATCGGCGACACGATGACGCTGCAGAGCTTCACTGAGGTGATTGACGCCAAATTACGCTATCCAAACACAGCGTTACTCTACATCGAATTCGATTCCAGCCAGTTTAACGGCTCTATCCCGCAGATCTCCTGCGAGCCCCGCGGCCGCGTTATCCGCGTTCCGGATACCTACGACCCTGAAACCCGCACTTATAGCGGTACATGGACCGGTGCGTTTAAGTGGGCATGGACGGATAACCCTGCGTGGATTTTTTACGATCTGGTTGTTTCTGACCGGTTCGGCCTCGGGCACCGTTTGACCGCTGCGAATATTGATAAATGGACGCTTTATCAGGTTGCCCAGTATTGTGATCAGATGGTACCAGACGGCAAAGGGGGCAACGGTACCGAACCACGTTATACCTGCAACGTGTACATTCAGGACCGGAACGACGCCTACACAGTCCTGCGTGATTTTGCTGCTATCTTCCGTGGCATGACCTACTGGGGTGGGGATCAGATTGTGGCCCTGGCTGACATGCCGCACGATGTTGATTACAGCTACACGCGTGCTAATGTTGTTGGCGGTCGATTCACCTATTCGAGCAGTACCACGAAAAGCCGCTACACCACAGCGCTGGTATCATGGTCAGATCCAGGTAACGCCTATGCTGACGCGATGGAGCCGGTATTTGAGCAGGCGCTGGTGGCCCGGTACGGATTTAATCAGCTGGAAATGACAGCCATCGGCTGTACCCGTCAATCAGAAGCGAACCGAAAGGGGCGCTGGGGTATTCTCACCAACAACAAGGATCGCGTTGTTTCGTTTGATGTTGGCCTGGACGGAAACATTCCGCAGCCGGGTTACATCATCGCCGTGGCAGACGAGCTTCTGTCCGGAAAAGTTTTGGGCGGGCGTATCAGTGCCGTTAATGGTCGCGTGATTAAACTTGACCGAGTTGCTGATGCAGTAGCGGGTGATCGTCTGATTCTCAATCTTCCCTCCGGTGCATCACAGAGCAGGACCATTCAGGCCGTGAATGGGGAATCAGTCACAGTCACCACGGCATACAGTGAGACGCCACAGGCTGAAGCTGTATGGGTGGTTGAGTCAGATGAACTCTACGCCCAGCAGTATCGTGTTGTCAGTGTCTCCGATAACAATGATGGTACCTTCTCGATTACCGGCGCATGGCACGACCCGGATAAATATGCCCGTATCGATACCGGAGCCATCATTGACCAGCGGCCGGTGAGTGTGATCCCGCCGGGTAACCAGTCGCCGCCGGCTAACATTGTGATCAGCTCGTTTTCCGTGGTTCAGCAGAATATCAGCGTTGAGACCATGCGGGTGAGCTGGGACCAGGCGCAGAACGCCATCGCCTACGAGGCACAGTGGCGCCGCAATGATGGTAACTGGGTAAACGTGCCGCGCAGCTCCACCAACTCATTTGATGTATCGGGTATTTATGCAGGGCGCTACCTCGTGCGTGTGCGTGCCATTAATGCCGCTGAAATTTCCTCTGGCTGGGGCTACTCCGAAGAGAAAACGCTGACGGGCAAGGTGGGAAATCCGCCGAAACCCGTTGGATTTGCGACAACACCGATCAACTGGGGGATTCGCCTGAACTGGGGATTCCCGGCTAACACAGGGGATACGCTGAAAACGGAAATTCAGTACACCGCGAACAGTGATTTCTCAAATCCTCTTTTGCTGTCGGATGTACCTTATCCGTCTGCCGAATACACCCAACTGGGGTTAAAAGCGGGGCAGGAGTTCTGGTACCGCGCGCAGCTGGTAGACAGAACGGGTAATGAATCAGGCTGGACCGACTGGGTTCGTGGCCAATCCAACGCGAATGCTGACGACTACCTGGGCGATATTGCCGATGACTTCCTGACATCTGCCGACGGTGACCGCCTGACTGGCGACATTGATACCAATCTCGAAGCCGCATTGCAGAACGCGCTGGCCAACCATGCAACCGTGGAACACCAGTGGGCGCAGTACGGCGAAGTGCGCGCGGATATTCTGGTGGTCAAAACGACCATTGCGCAGGTCGATAAAGCCATGGCTGAAATGTCCACGCAGGTGCAGGCGCAGTTCAATGATGTGACTGCCGCGCTGGAGGATAAGCTCACCGCCGTGGTTGATGCGACCGGGGCATCTGCGATTTACACCCTTAAAACCGGGGTTCGAATAAACGGTGTGATGTATAACGCCGGGATGTCGATTGCCGTGCTGGCCGAAGCGGGTAAGCCGGTAGTCACCCGTGTCGGCTTTAACGCCAATCAGTTCGTCCTGATGAGTGGCAGCGGTGATACACAATATTCTCCGTTTGCTTCTGTTAATGGTCAGGTGTTTATCAGTTCTGGCTTCATCCAGGATGGCACCATCACCAACACAAAAATTGGTAATTACATTCAGTCTACCACCTGGGATGGTACCGGTAATGTTGGTTGGCATATCAACAAATCAGGCTATGCGACATTCAATGATGTCACTGTCCGCGGTTCAATTTATGCCAAAAACGGTAATTTTGCATTTAATGGCACCAATAATGCTGTCGTCATCGATGGCAATGGGCTAACGGTCAATTTATCTGGCGGTGGGCGGGTTGTCGTCGGGAGGTGGTCATAATGCCGGAAGGTATTCTGATTGATTACAACGATGGCCGTCCGGTGATGGCAATTACTGCGGGGCTGCGAGCCCCGAGTTTTTGTACATCGTTCTCGGGCTGGTCATCCCAGTTCATGCAGTATCCGGTCAATACGCCACTTGTTGCAGGTTCACAGGTTATCGTGGTGCCAACCAATCCCATTTATATCTATTCCTATGCTGAATTTGATGTGGCCATTATGACCGGCGTCACCCGCAACGGTAATTCCGGGGTAATCATCGGGGCCGAGACAATCGGAGGGAAAAGCATTGTCCCCGACTGGTCAGGTTACGTTATGGAGCTGCTGCCAGCGGCGACGTATAACGAAGGATTACTGGTTTCAAACTCGACTGACTTCACCGCCATATCTAATCAGGCCGCGCTGATGACCTGTGCTTATTCAGGGCGCATTACGGTTAGCGGCAGCGCGCCGCTTCCGGTGGGCGGAATTCCTTTCGGTAAATGGGATAACCCGAATGTGTCGGTAGGGTTTGATGGCGGCAATATTATCGTGCGCGATATTTCCTACTCAGGACGGGACGATGTGGCCGGAACGGCGACGATTGACCTGGTGATATTCAATCAGACCGCACCTGTCGGTGGCGACGGTATCACGATGACCAACGCCGCAGGCCTGGTGACATTCTCCACGCTGAAACGCCCCTTTGTGTATGACCGACAAATCCAGATCACCGATGCCTTCCAGAATATTGGCGGCGGGTTCTGCCAGATAGTCTATACCGGCGTGCAGGTACGAATGATTGGTGGATGGGGAAATATCAGAACCAAAGGCGTGGTCATGTCAGGCGGTAGCGTCAGGTCAGCCTACAACAAAGTGTTTGCTGACCGCAATTCTGGCGCATGGGATATGACCCGAAACAGAAATATCGCCATGCCCATTCTTATTCTTCCGAACATGTACTGAGGAAAAATTATGTCAGCAGGAACCTTAACCCTGACGAATAACTCTGCTGTGGTCGCTGGCAGCGGAACCGCGTTTACCACCGAGGTGGCGGCCGGAGATTTTATTGTTGTTACGGTCGGTGGTGTTCCCTATACGCTTCCGGTTAAGTCCGTGGAAAGTGGTACAGCGTTGACGCTGGTCAGCAATTACACCGGGCCAACCCAATCTGGCGCGGCCTGGTCAGCTGTTCCTCGCGTAGCGCTGAATATGGTCACTGCCGCAATGGTGGTACAGAACACGGAAGCACTTCGCGGACTGAACTATGACAAACAGAACTGGCAGCAGGTGTTTAGTGCCCCAGGCATGATAAATGTGCGGCTACCTGATGGCTCCAGTTTTCCTGGACCGTCGTGGAAATACCTTGCAGACCAGGTCGGTAATATTGATGGCGATACGCTGAAAAGGTCTAATAATTTTTCAGACGTAGTGGACAAGGCGCAATCGCGCTCCAATCTGGGATTAAAAGCACTTGCTGTGAAAAGTGCTGTAGAGCTGAGTGGTGATGATACGACGGGAATACTGCCATTATCGAAAGGTGGTTCCGGTTTTGGGACGACTGCAGGTCTTCGTCAGGCCGCAGTCGTTCACGGTGTTGATGGTGCGTTTGGTTCTATCAACAATATCCTGACGTACTTTAATACTGCAGCCAGCAATGCAGGAGTGTTCTCTTTTCGTGATATTGCTGGTGATGCGACCGCCACATATCAGTGGTCCGCATCTGTGTTGCACCGGACCTCTGATACCTATTCGATTTTTAGCGTAAATCATGCAAACGGTAATGTGAAGGTGGCGAGCGGCTCTGTTTCAGGCGGGATAGCATCCACATTTAACCAGAACACGTTATGGGGTACACGAAACACATCTGTTGATGGTAATGGTTTTATAAAACAGGCATCCCCGATAGTCATCATTCACCGGGAGGGGGCTTATGAGACTAACCATGAATCAGAAGGCTGCGCGGTAGAGCGGATTTCTGTGGGTGAATACCTTATCACTGGCTGCATTGGCCTGAATGCTGATGCTGTATGGGGTGGTATCGATGGCGGTTTTGAAATACCGGTCGACAGAAACAAGCAACCCCGCATCTGGCTGGACTACAAAGTCAATGCTGATGGCTCGGTACTGGTCAGAACGTATCACCGGGTTCATTCCTCAGCGCCGCCGTTTGCTCAGAACCGAATAGGGAACACTGATATTGACGGCGTGTTTACTGAGACTGTGGCGGACGGTGAGCCAGTCGATATACCGGCTGATTCATATGTGTCAGTGCGTGTGGAAATGCCGGAGGACAGTATCTGGAATCAGATGCAGAAAGCGACACGTGAGGCGATCGAAAAAGCTGAACGTGAGCGCCAGCAAAATCAGCCGGATATCCAGCTATAAAATTGATAGTTGCCGCAACCACACCGTATGCAAGAGCATGATTGCGGCTGACTGGCTCACGTCCGATAGTGCGAGTATTGAATGATTGCCAGCCGAAGTGGAGTTTACCTGCGGATTAATGAACAAACCAGTCGTCCGCGTTTTCCCAGGCATCTTGCAGTGCTTCCTGAACAAATGCCTTAGCGTCTTCTTTATCGGTGGATCGCAGCACAGATAATCCATCATTGCTGGCTGATTTGACAATGACCTCCACGTCCTCATAACGCTTACTGACCCGGCGTGTCATTTCCTGTTTTAACGCTTCTACAGACCCCTTTGGCATTTTGCTGATTTTTTCTTTCGAAATGCTTATTTCGATACGCATAACTGCACCCCTCACAACTGTTTAGATGTACAGTTATTATTGGCTGGTTATTTATACAGTGTCAAGATAGATAACGAGTCATGCGCGGGTGGTTTTCTTGGGGCATATTTGGGACAAAAATGTCTGCTGTGGGGCATTTTGGGGCATGATTGGGACGTTATAACACATATGAACTTTACCGAACTTCATACGATGTCAATTTTTAATGTGTTGAATATACTAAAGAAAACACATGCTCTTGGGCGTTCTTTAGTGATTTTTAAAATACCCGCGTCACGCAGTTAAAGTGGCGGGCATACTCTTCAAGACTTGTGATCCCCAAACGC